ATCGGCAAGCGCGTGGCGCTCAAGCTCAGCGGCGGTATCGGCCAGCCGGTCAGTGTGCAGCTGCGTCCCTCTCTTGAATTTGTCTATGAACCCAAAGAGGATGATGCGGACGATCTGAAAAAGATTATCTTCTTTTATCGCGTCAACGACTGCGCCCGGGCTGCCGACCAGCGCATCTGGCGTCAGAAATACGAGATGAGCGGCAATCGCTGCTTTGTAACCGAGGGTGTTTATGATGGCAAAGGCAATCTGGTGGAGGGCGGTGACTGCATCAACACCGGCCTTGACTTCATCCCCTGTCGAGTGATCATCAACGACGGTCTCACCGGCGATCTGTGCGGCGAGAGCGATGTGGAGGAAATCATGGCCAGTCAGATGGTATACAACCGTCTGAAGTCGGACGATCTTGATGCGCTGAGATTCAATATGTTCCCTCAGCGCGTGGCTGTTGATGCCGACGGTAGTTCTCTTGAAAACATGGTCATCGCTCCCGGTTCACTGATCGATCTGATAACCGATCCTGCCTGCGGCGACGGCGGTCATCAGGCCAGTCTGTCCATGCTTGAACCGAAATTCGGCTACAACGACCGCTTTGAAAATGCCATGAACCGCATAAAACAGGATATGCACGAGCTGCTGGGTGTACCCAATGTTTCTCTCGAGCAGCTGCGCGGTTATGCTTCTTCCGGCGCGTCGGTGCGTGCCCTGTACTGGGAGCTGGAGGAGCGTTGCGAGGAACGCTGGGCTACATGGGGACCTGCCCTTGCGTGGATGAGCCGCTCGATTCTGAAGATGCTCTCCACCTACGGCGGAACGGCATTCCCCCACGATGTCAACGTACACATTGAGCATCTCTACCCAATCATGGCCGATGAACACAGCGAGCGCGAGCTGGATCTTCGCGAGGTGGCAAGCGGTGTACGTGACGCGGACAGCTATCGCAGAAAGTGGGATTGCTGACCGCCGAACGTGCTGCATCATATACCGCTGTCTTTCGTCCCTGCGGCAACCGCTGCAGGGAACGGAGGCGGCAAATAATTCATCGCCGACGGGCGTTAAACGGAGGTATTTATGAACGGAAAGCGTAAAAACTACGGAATCCGGAAATTTCTCAGACGGCTGCTTATCGCGCCGCTGAGCCTGTGCGCCGTGCTGGACGACGCCGACATGGACATTCTGATGGGTGCTGTGAACAAACGCACCGCCCGGGCCGAAGCGGCCGTACTGCGCGATTATTTTGCTCAGCATGGCATCGAGGGCGAGGAGCTTGAGCAGGCGACGGAGCAATACCGTCAGAAAAGACGGGAGGCAAATCCCGGATCAGAAGAGCTAGCTCTGCTCCGCAAACGTGCCGAACGTGCCGAACAGGATGCCGTAAAGGCCAGTGTTTCAGCCGAGGCAAGGGTTCAGCTTGCGCGTCTGGGTGTCCCCGAGCGCCACAGCGCAGACGTGCTTCTGCTGGCCTCGAAGGAGCTGAACGCAGCCGAACAGGACGGCGGAAACCCGGAGGCGGTGCGCAGCGCCCTTGAGGCGGTTGTTGCACGGCTGCCCGGTCTGGCAGAGCCAGTAGGCTCACCCACCGGTACCACCGCCGGAGCACGGGGCAACTTCCCCCGGCAGGACGACACGGCACTGAGCTATCAGCAGAGTCTTGATCGCGCCCGTGCCGCAGGAGACAACGCGGCAGCCGTCAGTATCATCACCGCTGCGGCAGCCAGGGGCATTGCCCTGCGCTAACCCGTAACCATCCGGCGATGCGCGACATAACCGGTTCAGAGGAATCCCCCGGACTCAAACGGATATGCCTGTCCGCCAATTTTGATTATCATGCAGAGACTTCCGGAGCAGTCTGTCTTTCCCCTGCACCGGCATAACACCGAAAGGACGATATTATGGCCAACATTTCCGGAACCGGAACTGTCTGGAACCTGCCCAACTATGCAGGCCAGATTTACAGTTCCACCCCCACTCAGACACCTTTTCTCAACCTGATCGCTGCCAAGGCGGTCAAAACCGACAACTTCCAGTTTCCCACCGGCGTTGAGTATTCCCACAACGCCGCAGCACAGCCTGAAATCACCGAGACTCAGTCCCTGATTGCTCCCGAGGCAATCGGCTACGTGCGCACTCAGGGAACCAACGTCACCCAGATCTTTCAGGAGAAGGTAAGCGTCAGCTACGCACTCATGGCCAACTCCGGCCGCTTCTCCGGTGCATACGACGGCGGCAGCGTCGCCCAGACTCCCGGTGAACTGGAATTTCAGACCGCACGTGCTCTGGAAAAGATCGCCCGTGACATTGAGTATACCTTTGTCAACGGCGAATATCAGCTTTCCACCGGCGCTGCCGTAGCCAACAAGACTCGTGGTATCCTTGCCGCCTGCGGTACTGCCGTAGACGCAAAGAACGCACCCCTGACCAGAGGCATGCTCAACGGCGCCCTGGCAGCCGCATACGCTGCCGGTGCTGACTTTACCGACACTGTTCTGCTGTGCGGTGCTTCCGTAAAGCAGGCTCTCACCGATGCCTATTCCTCCCAGTGGGGTTTCTCCGCACCTCCCACGCGTGAGGTGGGCGGCATGAACATTATGCAGATCGAAACCGATTTCGGTCTGCTGTCCGTTGTTCTCAGCCGCTTTGTTCCTGCCGGCACTCTCATCGGCGCGGATATCTCCTGCTGCCGTCCCGTGGAGCAGGATGTTCCCGGCAAGGGCAGCTTCTTCCGTGAGGCTCTGTCCCGTACCGGCGCTGCCGAGGAATATCAGATCTTCGGTCAGCTGGGTCTGGATCACGGCCCCATGTGGAAGCACTTCAAGATCACCGGCATCGGTGCAGGCGAATCCAGAACTCCCGTTCTGGTCAGCGATGTAACCGCCGGCTGATAATCTCCTCCCCCTTTTCGTTTTTTCCTCTTTAATTTACTGATGTGACCGGATTGCCGCGCTTCACGCCCAACGAGTGACCACCTTTTTTCACCTGCTGCGCCCGGAGCCTCTGCAGCACGGCATCGGTCACACCCGGATGTTTTCATTCGGAAAAACGCATCAAAACAAGGAGGCGCAATCTTATGGACACTCATTGGGACACCGGCATACTCAAGGCAATGCTGTCCCAGCCGGGCGAATGTGAGTGCTGTCCCCTCAGCGACGCCGCTCTGCTGTGGCTGCTTTCCCGATACGGCAGCTATGAGCAGGCAGCCTATCAGGCCTGCATCATGCTCTCACAGGATTGCTCCCTGCGCATGAGCGACGGTACCACAACACCCTCACAGAGTCGTTACTGGCTCAATCTCGCACTGACCTTCCGCCCCAACCGCGGAGGTGCACTCAGCCGTGCCGACAGCGCCGCGGAAAAGGGCGGTGCACTTTCATGAACAGATGCACGAACGCCGTACGCCCCGGCTGCCGCAGCCCCCTGTGCCGTGGAGCACACTCTCATCTGCGACAGCTGACGGTACTCAGGTATCCTGTTGATGACCGTGGATCCCCCGATTTTACAGCCTCGCCGACTCTTGGATGGGTATGTTCGCTGGATGGCGGTGTACGTGTCTCCAAGGACACATCCATCGCCATCCCCGGAAGCATCGGCAAGGACTCCCAGATCTCTCTCACCGCTATCGCCGGCAGTTTTACTCCTCCTCTGGCGGTAGGCGATCGCGTTGAAGCAGACGAAGTGCTATGGTATGTGTTTTCGGTAAGCGGCTCCGGTCCTTTCACCGCCCATCTTGTTCCGGGAGAGGAGCGCTGATATGGCGGTAATCATTGATTCCGATCAGCTTATAAAAAGTCTCACCGACATCGGAGGACATCTTGTCCACGTGCTTGAATCAGGACTGAGCGAGGTGGCGGATCTCATGGAGTCTGACGCCAAACGGGACGCTCCATGGACCGACCGCACTGGCAACGCACGACGCACCATGACCGGTTTTGTTACATGCGAAAATGACAATGTTCTGGTGGTCGGCGTTGCCGGACATATGCATTATTCTCCCGACCTTGAACTTCGCCACGGCAAGCGCTATGCCGTTCTGGTACCTACCGTTGACCGATACGCACCTACCATTCTGCAGACGGTCGCAAAGGCCGTTCTGGCACAGGGAGGAATAGAAATTGAATAAATCACGGCACATTATACAGGCTCTGCGCGACGCGGAACTGAAAGCTTATCTCCCGGGCATTCACGAAGGACTGTGCTTGTCACCTTACTGTGTGGTTCAGGCGTTATCCGGCTCGCTGCTGTGTCCCTCCGGGGGCTACGTACGCTACCGGGTGCATCTGTATGTACCGGCAGACCGTCCCGAAGAGATGGACGCTTTATCCCTGTCGGTGCGCGAGGCGCTCCGGCCATGTGTTGCAGACGGCTGGCTCACTCTGGCCCAGCCCTGCAGTTCAGTGTTGGTAAGTGACACCTATCGCGCCGCGTACAGCTACATTGATTATGTTTCGTATTACAGCGAAATGTGAAAGGACAGATTAAATGAAGACCTTTGACCGCAACACCATTGTCAATATTGTTCGCGCAGAGATTGTCATCCATCAGCCACCTTTCTGCGTGCTTTGCTTTGACACCGTAACCTCTGCCGAACCCGAACCTGTCATAAGCAAGGGCGAAGAAAGCGAACTGAGAGTGCGCAACACTATTCTTGCTCAGGATACCCTTGAGGATATCATTAAAGGTTACGACATCACCCTGAAAGACTGCGTGCTGTCCGCTGATCTCCTCGAAATGATAGATGGCGGCACAAAAACACAACCCGCCGAAGGTCGTCTTTCAGGTTATCAGTCTCCGGTTTCCGGTATCGCATCCGAGCGCAGACACTTTACTCTGCGTCTTTATGCCGAGGAAAAGGATTTTGGCGGCCAGACCACCGGCGTATTCCGCTT